TGATGCTGCTGGACGACGACGGCGACTTCGCCGAGTTCGACCTCAACATGATGAGCGACGACGAACTGGCTGCTGTGTGGCTGCGCAAGAGCATGTACGACAAGCGCATGGGCGAAATCGCCGACTACCTGCACACCAAGATCGCCAACGATGAGTTCGTGCCTGGGCTGAAGGTGGTCGCGGGCAAGAAGTCGCGCTACTTCACCAGCGAACTCGATGCTGAAATGCTCATGATCGAAGCGGGCATCAAGCCGGAAAAGCTGTACTCTAAGCCCGAGTTTATTTCGCCTCACGCCGCCGAGAAGTTGCTGCGCGGTGATGCGAAGAAGAAATTGCAGGACTTCATCGGATCGAAGCCCGGCAAACCGTGTCTGGTCTCCGCAGACGACAAGCGACAAGACCTGACCGTGCAGAAGTTGTCGATGCTCGACGACTGACGCGCGTAGTAGTTCGACAATCCCGAAAATCTCGACAGACGACAGTCTCGACAACGACAGGAGCAACACCGTGGCTAAGAAGCAAATCCCGCAGAACGACCTCGTGGCAAAGGGCGATGGTCGCTACCTCCTGAAAGGCGCTCGCCTCTCGTTCGCGTACCTGCACACTCCCGATGAGCAGGAAAACGACGACGGCAAGAAAACCAAGTCCTACCGCACCGCACTGCTGATTCCGAAGGCGACGGCAGCTCGCACGAAGAAGAAGCTGGACAAGGTTATCGCCGATCTGATCGCCGAAGAGTACGACGGCGGCAAGGTGGCTGGCGACAAGCGCTTCCTGCACGACGGCGACGACGGCGACATCGCAGAGCACGAAGGCCATTGGGTCATCAACGTCCGCGAAAGCCGCCGCCCGACGCTCGTCGACCGCGACCGTCAGCCGGTGATGGAAGAAGACGAAATGATCTATTCCGGCGCGTGGGTCAACGCTGTGATTCGCCCCTGGGCGCAGAACGGCAAGTCGATGAAGAAGAAGAACAAGTACGGCAAGCGCATCAACTGCGGCTTCGACATCATCCAGCACGTCATGCACGACGATCCGCTCGGCGGCGCAATGCGTCCCGACGTGGACGATGTGCTCGACGAGCTGGACGACGATTTCGACGACGTGGATGTCGACGAGGACGAAGAGGACGAACGCCCCGCGCGCCGTTCCTCCAAGAAGCCGTCGAAGCCGAGCCGTCGTTCTCGCGACGAAGAGGAAGAAGAGGACGAGGAAGAAGAGGAAGAGCGTCCGCGCCGTTCCTCGTCGAAGAAGCCTTCCAATTCCCGCCGTCGTTCGCGCGACGAGGAAGAGGAAGATGAAGACGACATCGGCCTGTAATTCCTCGGGTTGACAGCGGTACTTCGGTCGCCCGGGGCTTGTCCCCGGGCTTCCGTTTTTCTGAGACCAGCGCATGCAAAAGCCACAATACGACTCGACGCTGCACCACGACTTCGAGACCTTCAGCGAATGCGACCTGAAAAAGCACGGTCTCAAACGCTACGCCACGCACAAGTCGACCGAAGTGCTGTTCCTCTGGTACGCATTCGACGACGAAGAGCCGCAGGTGTGGTTCCCGAAGACGCAGATGATGCCCAAGCGCCTGCGCCTCGCGCTGAAGAACCCGCGCGTCAAGAAGGCCGCGCATAACGCGCAGTTCGAGCGTGCGATCTGGCTGCACGTGCTCGACATCGACATCCCCGTTGAGCAATTCGAGTGCTCGATGGCACACGCATTCTCGCTGGCGCTGCCCGGCAACCTCGACGAGCTTTCCACCGTGCTGCGCCTGGACGACCAGACGGCGAAGATGAAGGAAGGCAAGGCCCTGGTGAAGTTCTTCTGCTCGCCGCGCAAGCCGACCAAGACCAAGCAGTACACCCGCAACACCAAGCACACCGATCCGGCCAAGTGGGAGAAGTTCCTCGAATACGGCCGCCGCGACGTGATCGCAGAGCGCGCTGCTGCACGCAAGATGGCGAAGTTCCCGATGAGCGCGTTCGAGCAACGCCTCTGGACTATCGACCAGCACATCAACGAGCGCGGCGTGCCGTTCGACAAGGCGTATGTGCAGGCGGCGCTGCGGGTCATCTCGAAGGAGAAGACGCGCCTCACCAACATCATGAAGCGCATCACCGGGCTGCAAAACCCGACCAGCGGCGCGCAGCTCCTACCGTGGCTGCGTGAGCGCGGCTATCCGTTCACCAATCTCAAATCGGCCTCGATTCGCAAGGCCCGAGAGGATTGGGATTGGAACATGACCGACGAGGCGAACGATGTGCTGGCCCTGCACTCCGAGGCCGCGCGCTCGTCCGTCACCAAGTTGCAGAAGATGCTCGACATCGAAGTCGACGGAATGCTGTGCTACACGATGCAGTTCGCAGGCGCAGGCCGCACTGCACGCTGGGCCGGTCGCGCGGTGCAGGTGCAGAATTTGCCCCGCCCCCTCCGAGAGATGGAAGAGCAATGGCAGCTCCTTCTTTTGCGCGAGGCGATCATGGACGAGGACATGGAGTGGGTTCGCCTGCTCGTGTCGTCGCCGATGGGCGCGATTGCATCGTGCATCCGCACCGCGATCAAGGCACCGAACGGAAAGCGTTTCGTGACGTGCGATCTGTCGTCTATCGAGTCGGTCACGATTGCGTGGTTGTCCGACTGCGAGAAGCTGATCGAGGTATTTCAGAAGAACCTCGACGTGTACAAGGTGTTCGCCTCGCGCATGTTCGGCGTCGACTACGCGGACGTTGAGAAGTGGATGCGTCAGCAGGCAAAGCCGGGCGTCCTGGGCGCGGGCTTCCGCCTGTCCGGCGGCGGCGAAATTGGCGACTACCCGGAGGTCATCAAGACCGGCCTGCTCGGCTACGCGGAGAGCATGGGCATCGAGATGACGGCGAAGGAAGCTGCCGCAGTGGTGGCGTTCTTCCGTGGCGAGTACGATGAAATTGTGCAGCTCTGGTATGACCTCGAACGAGCAGTTGAAAAGGTCATGCGCACGAAGGAGCAGCAGCGCGTCGGCCCAATCGTCATGGATGTCAAAGGGCCGTTCCTGCGCATGCGCTTGCCGTCCGGCCGCTACCTGCACTACCTGCGCCCGAAGATGGTCTGGAAAAAGATCAAGGTCGGCATCGACAAGCGGACGGGCAAGCCGAAGTACAAGTCGAAGAAGGGCTTCACGTACGAAGGCTACAACACAAAGAAGAAGTGGTGCCGCATCGACTCGCACGGCGGCAAGATCGTCGAGAATCTGGTGCAGGCAATCGCGCGAGAGCTGCTGGCCTTGGGCATCGTCACCGCCTGGGACAACGGCCTAGACATCCGCATGCACGTGCATGACGAAATCGTCGGCCTCGTCAAGACGAAGCTGGCTGAGATTGCATCGCGTGACCTCGAAGACGACATGACGGTACAGCCTGAGTGGTGGGGCGAAGAAGTCCCGATTCGGGCCAAGGCCGAAGTAGTGGAGTGCTATCAGAAATGAGAGGCGACATTCTATCGACCGACAAGCACCGGCTCGAAAAGGACGTGGAAGAGAAGTGGTGCAAGGTGGCGCGGAAGGCCGGGTGGAAGGCGTACAAGTTCTCGTCTCCTGGCAACAGCAGCGTTCCCGACCGCATGTTCGTTCGCAACGGCTTCGTTTTCTTCATCGAGTTCAAGCGGCCCGGCGGCAAGGCGACGCCGAACCAGATCGAAGAGCACAAGGAGCTGCGCAAGAAGGGCATGATCGTGTGGGTGATCGACTACTTCGACAAAGAGTTCGCCGAGTGGGTGTTCGCATGAAGGAACGACTGCAACGCTCGCTGCTCGACGACTATCAACGCGCTGCCGGACTCTTCATGGAGAGTGTCGGCAGTTGCGCTATGTGGGTCGATATGGGCCTTGGCAAGACCGTGGTCGTGCTCACGCACGTGTCGGACAAGGTTTTCTCCGGCGAGTGGAACCGCGTGCTGGTCGTCGGCCCGCCGCTGGTGGTGTCCGACACGTGGCCGACCGAGGTCGATAACTGGCAGCACACGCACTGGCTGGACTTTCAGGAACTCGACGGCACGCCTGAGCACATGCGCATGCAGTTGGAGCGTCCGTGCGAAATTGACGGCATTTCGGTGCATAAGCTGGATCGGCTGGCGTCGCTGTTCAAGAACAAGAAGCGCCCGGTGCCGTGGGACGCGATTGTGTTCGACGAGTCGAGCATGTTCCGCAACAAGGGGTCGAAGCGCTGGAAGCACGCGTTGAAGCTGTCGTTCCGTCCCGAGACGGACGTGATCGAATTGACCGGCACGCCAAGCCCGAACGGCCTGCATCAAGTGTGGGCGCAGATGGCGCTGATCGACGGCGGCGAGCGTTTGTTCGCCTCGTATAACAAGTTCCTCGCGCACTTCTTCAACAAGGAGTTCATGGGCCGCAAGATCACCCCGAAAGCATTCGCGCTGAAGTCGATCACCAAGCGCGTCGCCGACATCGTGTACACGTTGCGGGAAGAAGATTACGTCAAGCTGCCGCCGCTCATTTCGCACACGGTTCCGATCATCCTCCCGAAGAAGGTTCTCGAACAGTATCGGGAGTTCGAGCGCACGTCGGTGCTGGATTGGGGCAGAGAGGAAGACCCGAACATCCGCGCGCTCTCGGAAGGTGCGCTGTACGGCAAGCTGCTTCAGTTCGCGTGCGGCCGGGTCTACACCGGGGACGACGACAAGACCTTCGTCGACGTGCATGACCGCAAGATCGAGCGCATCAAGGAAATCGTCGAGTTCAGCGACGGCTCGCCTATTCTCATCGCACGCACGTGGCAGCACTCACGCCTTCGCTTGAAAGACGTGTTCCCGAACATCCGCTCGCTGAAGTCGAAGAGGGACATCGACGCCTGGAACGCACGCGACATCGAGATTGCCGAAGTGCATCCGGCGAGTATCGGTCACGGCGTCAACCTTCAGCGCGGCGGCAACAACCTGATCTGGTATGACCACACGCCGGACTTGGAGCTGTACATGCAGTTGCGAAAACGACTGCACCGTCGAGGCCAACAAGCCTCACACGTGAACATGATGCACCTGACCGCGATAGGGACTATTGAAGAAGACCTGACCCGCGAGCTGGTGCGCAAGGAAGTAACGCAGGACGCGCTTAAAGAACCCATGCGGCGACGCGTCGCCGACGTACAGAGAGAACTGAAAAATGTCCGCAGCTAAAATCGACTACGAAGAAGAGTTCTTCAACGGCATGACCATCCCGCGTCTGGCGCAGTTGTTCCGCCTGGATCGCCGCACGGTCACCGAGAAGCTGCGCCCGCTGCGCCCGACCGGCGAGCGTCGGGGCGCTCCGACGTACCACGTCTCGGCCGCCGCGCCGTACCTCGTGGAGCCAATCGTCGACATCGAGAAGTACCTCGCGCAGATCGGCCCCGGCGACTTGCCCGCCTCGTTGCAGGCGCAATACTGGAACGCGCAGAACAGCAAGCTGAAGTACAAGGAGAACGCTGGCGACTTGTGGCGCACGCAGCAGGTGGGCGAGGTCTTCGTGGGCGCGTTCCGTTCGCTCTCGCAGACGCTTCGCCTGCTGGCCGACCGCGTTGAGGCGCGCACCGACCTCACGCCGGAGCAGCGCAAGATCATCGAGCGGGAAATCTCGGACGTTGCGCTGAACACGCTGCGCAAGCGCCTGATCGACGACTTCGAGATTTACGCAGGTTTCAACGACAAGGAACAGCTCGCCGACATCAGGGTCGATTCGATTGGGCTGGATGAAGACGAGGACGAGTGATGAACGAGCTGGTATCCACCAATCAACTCAACAACCGCACGTTCAACGACCTGGGCGAGCTGCTGACGTTCTACGCCGACTCGGTGCTTCTGCCGCCCGAGCGCTTGACCGTATCTGAGGCTGCGGCGAAGTACCGCTACCTCGACAACGAAGGCTCGTACGTCGGCCCCTGGCTCAACGAAGAGACGCCGTATCTCGTCGAACCGATGGACGTGCTCAACAGCCGCGATTTCGAGTCGTGCATCTTCATCGGCCCGGCGCAGGGCGGCAAGACCGAAATCATCTTGAACTGGATCGCGTACACGGCGCGCTGCGACCCGGCCGACTTCTTCCTGATCCAGACCGCACGCGATACAGCGCGCGACTTCTCCTATCGCCGTATCGACAAGATGCACCGCGATAGCAAGGAGATTGGCTCGCTGCTGCGCCCAGGCAACGACAACGACAACATCTTCGACAAGTTCTACCGCAACGGCATGATGCTGACGCTGGGCTGGCCGACGATCAACCAGCTCTCCGGCAAGCCGGTTCCGCGCGTCGCGCTCACCGACTACGACCGCATGCCGCAGGACATCGAGAAGAACGGCCCGCCGTTCCCGCTGGCCCGTAAGCGCACCACGACGTTCGGCTCGTTCGGCATGACGCTGGCCGAGTCGTCGCCGTCGTTCGACGTGAAAGACCCGAAGTGGAAGCCGCCGCGCCCGGACTCGCACATGTTCCCGCCGACTGACGGCATCGGCGGCCTGTACAACGAAGGCGACCGACGCTGCTTCTACTGGCAGTGCCCGCACTGCGGCGAGTGGTTCGAGCCGAAGTTCTCGCTGCTGCGCTGGGACACGAAGAACCCCGATCCGTTCAGCGCGTCCGAGTCTACGGTGATGGCGTGCCCGAAGAACGGCTGCGTGATCGAACCGAAGCACAAGTACGCGATGAACCAGCGCGGCGTGTGGATTCGTGACGGGCAGACCATCGACCGCGATGGCAACAAGCAGGGCGTGGGCGCGCGCTCGCGCACCGCGTCGTTCTGGTTGAAGGGGCCGGCCGCGCGCTTCATAACGTGGCAGAAGCTCGTGGAACGCATGTTGCAGGCTCAGCAGACGTTCGAGTTGACGGCCGAGACGAAGGCGTTGAAGGCGACGATCAACACCGATCAGGGCGAGCCGTTCTGGCCGTTCAACGCGACCGACTCCAACCGCCTGCCGGAAGACCTGCAATCGAACGCGATCCAGTGGGCTGAGAAGAAGGTGCCGTACGGCGCGCGCTTCCTGCTCGCGACGGTCGACGTGCAGAAGAACATGTTCGTCGTGACGGTCCACGGCATCGGCCCGAGCGAGAGC